GGAGAACCATCCTTTCCCGCATCTACGACTTGAAGAAGATTCCCTACAACGGCACCATTTGCTCCGGCCGTATAGGTCAGAGTGAACGGGCTGGTATAGAACCCCTGGAGGAGACTATGGCGCAGGAAAGAGAGTCCGTTCATGGAGTTAGCTCGTCCCCAGCCCTATCTTCGCTTTTTCAGTCTGTCCCCACGCCCTGCATTCTTCGACATAAGCATTGTATGCTGAGGACTCATCGCTCGGGGCCATTCTCAGCATCCCCAGCTCGTCATCGATACTATATTTCTGCCTGATTTGCTCCACGACGCGCGCATCGATCAGCCGCACATGAGGACTGGCAGCCTTGATGGCGTCCAATAGCTCAGGAGTCAAAATCGCGCCCTCCACGATGATCTCCGATGGCTGTGTTGGCAATGTAGACGTATCAGGCACGTACACATACGTCGTGCCGTCAACGGTTGCCAGCTCCGTCCCGAGACGAGTCATCCCGTCCACGGGGAGAGCAATCTCAACCGTTCTCAAACTGTCGATATGCTTTTGGTAAGCGTAGATCATGGCATTTCTCCTTCATCGTTATCACGAGGTACCGTAAGGTGTGGGTCCTTCTGGCGTGACCAAGAATCGAGATGGCGCTCTGTATCTTTCCCGCCCGCAGTGCCCGCGAGAAGACAAACAGGCTGCGTTTGCGGATGAACCGCCGGTCTGCCCAGGTACGGTAACCGACAAAATTGACGCCTCGCTTGATGAGAGCAATGGTGAAGCGTGACAGCTCGAGGCCGAGTGTCTTGATGAAGGCAATGATGCGAGCGAGATATTCATCTGCCTGTTTTCTGGTGATCCCGAAGAGAATGAAGTCATCGACGTATCGGCAATAGCGCTTCGCCTTCAGTTCTCGCTTGATGAAGTGGTCCAGGGGGTTCAGATAGATAAGGGCATAGACCTGAGAAAGCAGGTTGCCGATAGGAATACCGATAGGTTCGCCATAATCGGCAAACAGCATCATGACGTCAACAAAGCGCCTATCCTTGATCCTGCGTTCAATAAGGCGCCGCAACACATCTCTGTTGATCCGGTAGAAGAACTTGCGGATGTCCAGCTTCAGGGTATAGCTGCCGGCTGGTGATACCTTCAACGCTTCCTGTGCATAGTCCGCACAGGCATGAGTCCCCTTTCCCTTTCGACAGGCGTATGACTGGTCAATGAACGCCTGGTCAACAATTGAACGGATCACCCGGTAGACGGCATGCTGCACGACCAGGTCACGAAACGCCGGGGCATAGATCTTCCGTTCCTTCGGCTCATAGACAGTAAAGGTAAGGTACGGTTGCGGTCTATAGGTACCACTCTGCAGCTCATCATAGAGGTTGTCCAGATTGTAACTCAGCCTTCGTTCGAACTTGAAGCAGGCCTGGTTTCCGTGTTTGTGCTTGCTGGCATCGAGATATGCCTCATAGAGATTGTCCTTAGTAAACGCTTGCTCGAAGAGATAGCCAATACGTTTCAACTTCTCACTCCTTGACGTTCGAGACCGTTGCCAGCCCTACCAGAAATGGAGCGATAGACCGATTTCGCAGCTACCAAAGCCTGCCGGAAAGCGCCTCCCTTTGTTCCACCATTCGGTTGCCCGATGCGAGGAGAAACAGAGTCAGAGCGAAACCCGATGTTGTTGTTCGAGTTCGCTCGGTTGTTGTTCAAATTGAGCGCCCACACGCCTGCGTTCGACGCATTGTTCCAGTTCCCACTCGAAATCGGACACATGTTAAGACGCTTCCCGTTGATTCTCGTGCACGATCCACCCTCCGATCATCCTGCCAAGTTCATCGATGAGTCGGCTGATCGCCAGGTACCTGTGCTCAGCCAGTGACTCCCCTCCTTCTTTCGTTCCATCCTTGAATTGAAAATAACCCAGACTGTAGGCCAGATTCGTGAACATGCGGAGCTGCTCATGCCGTATGTCCAGGCTCGTCAGTGTCGTCTTCTTGTGATACCGCTTCTGAGCTTCGACGATCAGGGCATACACGTCATACATGGCGGAACGGATCGACTGGCAGAGAGCATATTTCTCGAATCGTGGAAAATGATTGAGATAAATGTTCATCAATCCTGCCGTCTCTACGAACTTCCTGTTCAATTCCGCTTCTGAGTGCTGTCCCACATGATCACCTCGAGAAGAATGGGTGGACGCTATCGCGCCCACCTGACATGGCTACAAAAGATATAAGGCAGAGCGAAACCCGATGTAGAGGTCCGAGTACGCCCGGCCGTAGTACAAATTGAGCGCCCACAAGCCCGCGAGCGACGCATCGCCCCAGAGCCCACCCGAAATCGGACACAGCTCATTAGGCCTGTAATCGGCGAAGTAGTCAGATCCGAACAGGTTTGACCCGCCGACACCGGCGACCAGGGGCAGACCGAGACCGGCAGCAGCCCAATCATTGCCGCTTAGTGCTGCAGAGAGCACCTGCGTGGCGCTACCATAATATTTGACCGTGGAGGATGCGAGCAACGCACCATAGGTTGCCCCGATATTGTCAAAGTTTGCCGCCAGGCCTGTTGCGCCGAAGAGGTCGGTAGCCCCAGCATTGCTTCCTGTCAGCGCCTTCATGGCCTTGATAGTCTTGAGGACGAACAAATTTGTTCCGTCCGACCCTAAGCCGAATCCGACTTCCCAGATGAGCCCGTTCAAGTCGGCTACACCACTGTTCTGCCCGTTGTGAGTTGTGCGAGCGAAATAGTTGGCAGACCCGGTCTTGCCTACGTTGTAGGTACCGTTTCCATCAGAAACGTATAAGATACCGGCGTCTTGAGCGTCGCCCAGAGCGTTGTTGTTGCAGCCCTTCGGGAACATGCTGTTCGTCAGAAACCATGCACAGTTGAGCACTGATGTTGCCGCCTGACCATGCGCGAGCGCCAACAGCGCAAGTCCTGCCTGGATGAAACGGCTGTTGGCGAAGAAGCTAGCGCCCCTCGTCTTAGCCGCGGCTTGCGAGCCTCCGAGGTTGTTGGCAGGCGCGCCCGTCAGGGCAGAATACATGGCTGTTGACAGACTACCGCGTTGTGCACTCGTCAGCACGATGCCGTTCTTGATGCTCGAGGCTATGCCTCCGTTGTTCGAGTCGATGTATTTGTCGACGAACACGCCGGGCTGGATGAACCCGCCATCATAGAACATGCGGTGAAGGGCATAGCCATCAGCATTTGCCGTTGCAACGTCGACGTAGGCAGCAAGCGGCTTGATAGTGACGACGTTGATCGCGTTCCCGTTCGCTCCGGTTCCGAACTTGTAGAAGAACGCCGGGATCCACACCATGACAGAACCATCAGAGAACTGGTAGTTCCCATAGTTGTCGGCGGTCGGATCACGCGTCCCATTGAGCTCCACCATGCCCGCTGGCAATGCTCCTGGACAGATACCGACGCCAAACCCCATCTGGCCAGGGACGCCGATATGGTTGATCGCAGGACCCCGTACCGCACTGTCCGCTTCTGCCGCACTGAAGTCGTGATAGACCGTTGCAGCGTTCAGATGTGTTGCAGCAGTCGAACCTTCATAACCACGAGTGACCGTCCAGTCTGTGCCTGACCCCGTACTGGTGACGGACATTGCCTCTGTGTCGATACTGATGATGAACGGCGCAGTCGGGAAGGTCACGCCAGACGCAACGGTGATAGCTGTGCCGGTCGTATCTGTTATGGCTGCGGCAAGTTGACTCTGTGCAAAGTTCTTATGATTCATTTCTTCTTCCTCCTCAAGTAAGCACGGCCGTGTAAGCCTTGCCATCAATAATCACAAAAATATTCGGTGTCCCAGATGGACTGCTGAGAACGACAGACACCACGCACTGTTCGGCGTTCTCCGCGATACTTACCGAGGTGATGGTCATACGTCAGTCCTCTGAAGTTCAACGTACCAACGAGCGGAAAGTCCTTGGTTCTGTGCGATAGTCACGGCCGCTGAACCAATTGGGATGTCTGTGCCACCTAAGAGAGCCGAAATATCTGTGCCACTGACGTTAATAAGTCTGCTGCTGTCATTCTTGACAACTTCTCCCGCGTACCTGTTGCCGACGAAGAGCGTGTTGAACAATAGACTCAGGCTGGAATACGCGAGGGCTTGATACTCTGTAGATGTCAGGGCATACGGATACTCGATGAGGTTGCAGAGAGAACCCTCAAGGTTTCCAAGTGTCAGCTGGGGCCACGTCAGGAGCGCGAGCGTCCCGGTCCCGACGACCCACGAACCGCCCGCTGCATGAACTGCAATCGTCACGGCATGAGCGGCGTCTTCGATAGCAATGACGTCCAGTACCGTACCTGCTGTCCACGAAGCAGTCGGGAAGGTAATGCTGACCGTCGTGGTGCCATCTGTCCATGTGAGGACGTTTGTCGATGTGTTGATTGCGATCGTGTTATGTGCCGATGACCAGATGGTAAGGGCTGCGCCTGCACCGCTTGCACGTGTCATCTTGATTTGCATTGCGACTGTCTTCACCACAGAAACAGGTGGTGTCCACAGAGCGACATCCTGAGATGTGTCGCTTCCCAAGTAGAGACCGGCATCGTAGATAGGGGTGTTGATAGGATACACCACAGTGTTGTGAGTCTTTGCCAAAGCGCGCGTGAATATGACTGACTGACCGGCGAAATCCAGGAGCGTATTATTCATAGGCGAATAGAACAGAGGAGCCAAGTAATGGATAGTCGGAAAGGCGTTGACGTTACCCGACTGTGAGATTCCGGTGATGGACTGGTTGCCGAATTTGTAGCCGGTCGTTGGATAACGGACGACCGGTCCTAAAAGCGTCGGGCTCACTAACGCGGTCAGCTCATAGAGGCTCTGCTGATACATGTTGCTTGGGAATGCTGGCACCTGGACTCTACATTTTCTCCACGAGACGTTATCAAGTGAGAGCATGACGATATCATGCCACCGAACACTCATCGGGTCCGCAATGACGCCGTTAATGACCCACGTTTGCCAGTCCTGACCGAGCGGGATTGCGCCGTTGTCGTTGGTTAACGGCACATGGTAGGTCGAGAGGATT